CTGCATTACTAAAATCCAGCTCATCTTCGGGTAAATTAAATTTTAATATTGCTTCCATTACTTAATAAATTGTGCTAGGTTAGGTTTAAAGTAGTTTTCACCCTTTAAGATTTTGCCATCCTCACGTAATATGGGTTTACCATCTGGACCTAATTTACTCATATTAGATCTGTGTATCTCATCAAATACATCTTCTATAATATGTTGCATACCATGTTTTAGTATAGTACCACACAAAATATATAACTGATCACCTAATGCATCAGCAATACCTGTTAGTCTTTGTTCTGCACTAGCTGTACCCTCAATTGCTGCTTGAATATACTCATCATTCTCTTCAGCCATAAGTCTATGTCTCAATTGAACTTCATCATGACTGATTAATACTGGCTCAGTACCATTTATTTGTTGAAATCCATCATGGAAATCTTTTACTGCTTGTAATTGTTTTAACATAATTTTAATTTTTGATAAAGATAAAAAAAAGGGACACATTTCTGCATCCCTTAGTTGATATATTTGTTTAACTATACTCCCTTGGAGCAAGTGTCTTTACAGGAAGAATTCTCCTCCTAATGTATCTTCTTTATTATCATCAAAATCAAAGTTAAAGTCATCATCAATTGCTTGATTTACAGTAGGTTTAACCTCTTCTACTTCAACTATTGCTTCAACTTTAGCTTCATCTGCAGCTCTAAGTCCTTCAAAAACTATTTCATCAAAGGTAGGTATAATTAATTCAGGTTCACCTAATCTAACCTTAAATTCTTCATCAGATTCTATAGGACCAGATTCCATATAACTTGTAATATTATCTATTACCGGTACTTCAAAAGTATTACCTACTGGATCTTCATAGAATAAAACATCTCTCTCAGCTTCTTCTCTTTCTTCAATAGCTTGAACTAACTCAGCTTCTACTTCAGCTTTCTCAATCTCAGTAAGAATATTTAACTGATTCTCAGGCTCACCATAGTTTAATGCTAATGGATCTACTACATCTAGTTCAATATCTTCAGTATCCACAGTAAAGTTAGCTAAGTCAAACTCCATTGTAATATACCAATGAAGTTTTCTCTGATCATCCATCCAATCTCTTGGATGAGCTTTTTTCATTGCATATGTAACATGATTATAAAATGCCCATAATGAATTTACTTCACAGTTATAATCATAACTTGGTTTATCCATTTGTTGTTTAACAACTGACATCTGCTCTGTTGTAAGTATCTCATATTCAGCAAATAATACTCCTAACATTTCTGCTTGTTTTCTTTCACTGATAGTAATCCTTTTCATTATATCTTTATCATTAACAATTCTGTCAAAATAAACATCAGCATTACTGATTTGATCAATGATTGTTTTTACTGTCTCAACATCTGCAGTACCACGATGCTTTCTTCCCCATGAGCCCATATCTCCGGTTACTACACCATTCATACATATGAAAACATAACCTCCAATAGCACACTTAAATCTCATTTGCTTGTTATAACTATTAGACCAGGCAAACATCATCCCAACTTCAGGATCTTTTGCATAGTTTAAATAGTATACACCTTGAGCAATAGATCCGTCTCCATTAGCTTTATATGCTTCTTTTTCTACTTGAAATCCATGAAGTGCTAATTGCTCCATGGTATGATTAATAATAAATTCATGCGAGATAACTGTATAGCTATCTGCATGAGTTGGTAATGGAATACTAGTTAAGTATTCTTTTGTACAAGTCTGTGTTCTTATTGGCATTTTAAAATAAACTTAATTGATTAATAATTGGTTCTAACTGTCTAATCTCTTTATTTATCTTCTCTAGATAAAACTTGGGATTGACTAAATACTCTTCAAATGGTTTCTCTACATAGTTAATGAAAACAGTTTGCATCCACTTACCACTTTCAACTTGTATTTGTCTTCCATCTGTGTTATTCTTTTTAATTATCTTGCTTCCTCTTTCAGATATATAATATCTTATAGTATGTTGAAGATCAGTTACAGAATGTGTATTATTCTCTACTTTCTCTTCTTGAAATGACCAGTCACCTTTTATCTTAACACCTCCACAATAATCAAAGATATTAGTTTGGGTTTTCAGATAATCTTCTGGTAGTGTACCATGTACAAAATAGTTATATATAGTTCTAGGAATAATTAAAAAGCTTTTATTCTTGTGCAAGGCCAGATTGTTAAACTCAAATCTACCTTTACATTTAGTTGCTGCAAAATAATATCTATCACCTTCTTGTTTAAAGAGATAGTGCGGATTCTCTTGCATAACTTCATCATATTTATCTTTATCTACAAGTTTGTAATCATGTACAGCAATGTAATTATTTACATCACCTATGATCATTTTACTATATGTATCATGTTCTAGTTGAAGACTTGTAATCTTTTCCCATCTAGCACATATCTCCAAATATTTTTCCTGATACTCTCTAGGTATGATAGTTTCTAAACCATCTGTATTCTGCATTAACGGTACAGCATTAGGAATCTCTTCAGTTATCATTTCATATAACATACATAAACTCAACTGACCATTAATAGTAATCCTCATAGTAAACTCAGGATCATATAGAAAACTATTAGCATCATTACTTAATCCATAAGTTGAATTAAGAATAATCTTATATACATAATTTCTTACATCTTTCTTGCTTATCTTTTTTCTCTCATCAAAAAACCATTCATACAGCTCACAAAATTCTACTTTAGGTAAATGTGCAGGAGCCCAACCATTTCTAATAGCTAAGTTTGGATAATAACTGACAACATCTGAAGTCATAATTATCATATCCTCATTAGACTTATAGATACCGCTTGTCTTTGCACCATGAATACCACCTAAACCAAAATCAGTCTTTACACCTTTATAGTTTATAGAATATTTGAATCCACCTTTTGTATGTTCTGGATACACAACTATATCATTAAATACTGATAATAGTTTCTGAAAAGTTGCAGTCTCAAACTTTACATAATCAAGAATAATATCCTTTACCTGGATACTATCTCTTTTAGTTCTCAACTGTCTTAACTCATATTTTTTAATTCCAGTTCTCTCACTCAAGAAATGTAAGAATAACTCTTTACTAATTCTTGGTTCTGATGCACTGAATAAAGGAATATTATACTCCTCTGTTAATGTTTTTCTTAATGCAATTTGATTTTTACTAAGCTGCATTATCTTCTTAGTTGACACAACATCATTGATACAATAACCAACTATCATATCTATCTGTTCAAATGTGGTTACCTTAGTAGTATGATGTAAAGGCATATCTTGTATACTCTCCCAATCCATACTATACTGAATCCATTTTAAACTTGATCTTTTTGCAGGATTATCCCAATGATTTAACTTGAATACATCTACTTGCTTGATGCTCATAGTCTTCTCATAAAAATCTAGAAACTCACCCGATCCTTGCTTATTAATTACATATTGTGCTTTACTATAAATCCATTCAGCAATTTCACATCCACTCATGTATGATAAACTACCAGCATTTTGAATTATATATTCAGTTATCTGGCCATCAAATCCTAATCCATTAAATGATACATGCCATTCACCATATAGTACATTTCTTTTTAAGAATTCAATATAATCATCAAAATCATTTTGTAGATCATGTACTACAAATGTTCTTGTGTCATCAGACTTAACATCCTGAAACACAGCTATGAAGCAATTTGACATTGTTTCATAATCCATTACCCAATTCTGTTTCATAAGCTTATATTCAGTTTAGCTGTCTCCCCTATTTATAAAAATAGAGAGGGTCAACGATCCCCCTCTCTACTATATTTGTAAAAATAATTATTGTGCTGCTTGAGCTACTAATTCTAATACTGGCTCAAAATTAAATGCTTTAGCATTAATTGCTAAATAGTTTACTAACTCTTTAATATCAGATTTATCATCTAAGTAATACTCTTGAAATGTTTCACTTGATATTCTTTCTTCTTTTACATTTCTACCATTAGGTCTTAATGCTACTGTAGAAGTTGGATCACCATTCTCATCTAATTTAGGTAACATATGCAATGTAGTCTTAGTTACCTTACCAATGATTACAAATAATCCAGATGTTACATCATAAATGCATTCTACATATGGACACTCATTAGATACCGGTATCAATCTAAAAGTGTTATGATTATTCCATTCTGAGCTAATAATCATCATTGTTTCTTTTCCTGTCATATTATATAATTTTAAATTACAAATTACTCACTTATTTTTGGATTCTGCAACTCTTGTACAGCTACCATTAATATTTCTTTTTCCATGTCTGGTTTAGTACATAGTTCCCCTACACCTCTTAGCAATTCTTCATTTACTCCTAGCAACTCAGAATAAATATTGAAATACTTTTCAGGAAACAAAAAACTATCCATATACATGTGATTACTCCCATTCTTATCAAAATGGTCCCTTATTTTGCGCTTTACTGTTGGATTCATCTTACTATATCTACCATTGATTAAATGCATCCAATCTGTTTCCATATCAGAAAAATCAAATGTATATAATACCTCAGTATCATTTAGTTTAATATAATCACTCAGTCTATTATGTTTCAGTAATACATTTTTTTCAAAGTTGATGTAATCTTGATCTTTTCTCTCATGATATACAGCAACAAGTTTCATATCCTCGGGTGTTACATAGTCATTCCAGCCAAAATAAGTTTGGACTGGAGTAACACTTACACCCTTTTTAATACCTAAGAGCGGATAGACAAATATCTTAGATTTTTGAAAATAATTCTTATAAAGCGCATCAATACTCATAATTCTACAATTTAATTTTACCGGTTGCTAATTCATATGGTAAAGTAAAGTCTTTATTGCTATAATGATAGTCAACCACATTCAATATATTTTTAAAGTCTTCTTCCCATACTTTTAATGTTTCTGGTGATACCTGAAATGGATAAATTAAATTAGCTCTATCAATCACAATAAAAGTAATTACAACCTTCCATTCAGATGCATCTGGTAAATCTCTAAGATATTTACCCAAACTCAACTGTTTATACATGACGGCCTGTATCCAATACTTATAATATTGCACTGAGTCTGGAAAATCTTGAATAGCTTTACCAGTAGTTTTTAAGTCATTAATGAACAAAGTCTTAGTATTGTAGTCCATTACTACATTATCTAAGATACCTTTAAAACCAAACTTATACTTGCTTGATTTCAACTGTACTCCTTCTTCATTATATATTTTTACATTTTCATCTATATTATTATCAAGTTGCATTAAACTTCTTACAGTCTCATGATTTCTCAATAACTCTACAGATTCTTTTGCTGAGTCTAATGTAGTTTGATCTACAATAGTCTTGTTTTGTTTTACTTTTAAAAATTCAAAGTATTGTGTATTCTGTTCAGTCACCATTTTTGCTATTCTTCTCTCATCAGTTTTCAATGACTGGTGTAAATTAATACCAGCAAGTACACTAATGATTGTATCAGGAAAATCAGCCAATGTTAAATCAGTATCAGGTTGTGATTGATAAACCTTAAAAACTTCATCCACAAGTAATCTATTATTATCTTTTGGTAGATTACTTGGGATTACTATAAACTCATCATTAAATTTTTCTGGTTCAAGTAATAAACAATGTAGTACTTTCCCTGCCACTAAATGAGCGTCAACTGCATCTTCTCTTTGATTTAAGATATAGTGTTTATAAAAAGCTGCTGGTGAATACAACAGCTTATTAATACTTGAGTAACTAAAATAAAAGTCACTTTTATAAAATTGTTCTAATTCTTCATTATAAGAAATACCCATCATCATTTGTTTTAGGTTCTATTACTACATTATCAAAGTCAATTAACTCTCTTGTAGGTGTGTTAACTATTTCTTCAACAACTTCTTCAACTGTTTCTACCACTTCTTCAACAATATCTTCTTCTACAGTTGCAGTAACAGCTTCTTCTTCTAGAGATACAGTTTCTTCTTCAACTTCTTCAATCTCAGGAGATTGTGGTACAAAATCATCAATTACTCTATACTCATAATCTAAATTTAAAACAGATATCATTTCTTCTGCCATAGTTATTGTTTTAACTTTAAAATATTTAGTATCACCACCACCAATGATGTTATCTCCTAGTTTCTTTAGTATTATGTCAACATTTTCTTTAGTTAACTTACCATGTTTCTTTAACCTTTCAGTAATATCATCAATATTTAGATAAAAATAATTAGATTTTATATCCATCAATGCAAGCAAAGATTTAAAGTTGACATGACTTCTGCTTCTTGATTCTTGCATTCTACTAGCATAGTTATTAAATAACAAACCAAGATAAAGAATACTATCTTCAAATTGTGAGTTGGCCATAATTTCCATTGCCATAGTATGATTATCTCTATCAGAACTATCAAACATCTCACATAAACTGTCATACATGTTTTCTTCAATTGCTAGTGCATCACTACCATTTAAATGTCTTAATAATGCTGACTCATCATATATTGGTGCTGTAGAATTAATAATCTCATTATAAGATGTAATATACGGCTCATCAATATATTTTAAAGTACTTGATGAAAATGATACACCCTCAGTTAATCTAAAAGGAATATTAGAATGCTCTAATATATTTCTAGTATTATAGTTAATAGCAATAAAATCATTTGTATAAAACTCTAATGCATCATTAATTTTATTTTCATAATAATCTTCTATGCATCCATGATCAATTGCTGCAGCAATATATTCTTTAAAAGCTTGAGTTGTAACTTTATACCACCACTCTGTTTCAATATATTTAGCAACTGAATTACTTGAAATAAAAATTGCACTTGCATCTTCTATCTTTGTTGTTGCTTTTATTTTATAATCTTTTGTAAGATTTTTAAGTTTTACTCTTGGTATATTTACACCTTTACCAAAAAATAATTTATCACCTATAGTAGGTTCATATCCAGAATCTATTGTTTCAAATAACTTTTTAGGTGTATCAAAACTACCAATCTTTGAATCAATTTGAACACTTAAGTCAAGGTCATTTATATCTTTTGTATTATGAAATTCATAATTCAAAAGATCTAATGATATCATTAAAATATTTTCCATATTTTTAAATTAAAAAAAGCGGCTTTTTACACCGCTTTATGTTTATATCTTATTTAACTGCCATTTTAACTACCAATGGATTTTGCATCAATCTAGCAAACTTAGGTTTATTACCTGCTAAAATCTCTTTTACCATGTAATACTTAAGATCATTAGTAAATGCATCACAATCTGTAGTCAATTTAACCAAACGGTTAATCATTGTATCACTTACTGTATGCTCAGATGCATGTTTCAATGAATAATTTATAATCCTTGTAGTAATAATACTGCTAATATCAGCTCTGTAATCATCTCCGGTACCTACAGCATTGTTTAATGCTCCTACAACATATGATTCATTAGTATTAGTCAATATATCTTGAGGAGAAATAATTTTATCCATTTTATTATTAATGAACATAGTAAACATACTAGAGAACTCAGCTCCAACAGAACCCTCACCAATCATTTGGATTAATGGCAATTGCTCTTCAAACTTTTCAATAGAACTAATAGCATTAAAGAAAGTAGTAATAGCTCTTGGATTAACTCTTTGAGTAACTACCTCCGGATTCATCAACATAAAATTGATACATCTACCATCAATACCAACTTGTTCTGCCCACTTAGCCCATACATTGATATCAAATTTAACCTCAACTGAGATAAATCTGGTCTTTTGAGCAACATCTAATGCAGTTACATTATAGTCACCATTATCAGGATTTGAAGTCAATACAATATGCCAGTTCTTTGGTAATGACCATGAAATATATTCTTGCTGGTCAATTAATTCCATTGTTGCTTGCATAAAGCGGTGCATTATGTTATCCTACAGGCTCTTTATCCTGTAGTTCTGTGTCTTTATTATTAGATTATACACACAGTTCAGACTATATCATCACATATTTCTATGTGTTCTGCGCTCTTGGTATTTTACTGCCTGTTCTAGGCTCCATATACTAGTCGTTGCACCTTCCTTACATCCCTATAAGGCTTGGCTCAGGATTGTCCATCTCTGGAGTTTCCCTGAATTCACAGAATTTATTGCGGACCAACCACTTTATGCTTTTTTCCATCTATAACCACCGGCAGTTAAGTCTTTAGATATTGCTCTATTAATATTAGAGATACCAAGTACTTCACTTGCTGTTTTTATAGACTCCCATTCTCTGATAAAAATATTATCATCCGTATATTGTAATACTGGTTGTAACTTATATTTTTTATCTCTAGTAAAAACTAGATCAACTTTATTATAAGACCAAACAAATCCACCTGCAGAAGTAGTTTTGAATTCACAAACTGTTTTTATACCATTAACACTCTTAGCATTAATAGATTTAGCAGCATCTGTAAGAGATTCAAAACTTTCTAAATATTCACCATTATCAAGTGAATACTTATGTACTGCTCTAAGATTATGTGGTTTTAAACCATTTGCGTATGCTTTTTTCTTAGCTTCACTTATCCTTTGTTTATAAATATCATCTCTAACTAGAGTTTGTGGATCTAGTATATGATTTATATAAGGACTAATTGTGTTAATATAATAAACTTCTCTTTCAATTAAAATATCATCACTGCATTCTTCTACAATATTAAAGTAAATTTCATTTTTACCATATTTATTATATAAGTTTTGCATTGTTCTATTATGATGCTTTAAATTTTCAAGAGACCACAAATGATGTTTTAACCTGTGACCAATATTACAAGAGCTACCAATGTACTCTTTATCATTAATTTCAATTTTATAGATTCCTATACACTTTAATGCTATCTTAAGTGTTTGCATGTTTAATTTTTCCATATCATAAAGATAATCAAATTATTCACACTAACACAATTAGACTGCATATTTTGTTAATCCGCACGTGTATAATCATCTAAGATTAAGAAACCACCTTCACCTTTACCTTGTATCCACTCTGGTGCAGCATGAGACATTCTACTGTTGCTAGTTGGTCTATATCTGTTCTTGATATAAGTCTCCATTAAACTTTCTTGAACCCATTTAACAACACCATCTTCTCTTACCATCTCAAACTCTTTGAATGGAAAACCAATCAAATCACCTAACTCTTCAATCTGTGAAAGATTTAA